TTCATTGACGGTTTTGATGGAACTTCAGCAGCAGGTGTTGTAGCACAGAACCCAGCAGCTTATTCTCCACGGATGGCTGTTGCTGATGACAACATCGACCTCAAACTTGTTACCCTGTCAGGTGGCGCAGTTACTACGGGTAAACTCCGTATCTGGGCTGTCATCATGGATTGCAATGATGTAGGTGACTTGACTGCTCAAGAAGTAGCACGTGACTTTGCTTAACTAACATAGTATTGGGGCAGGGCAACTTGCCCCTTTACTTTCTTTTTTTATAAGGATGCACGATGGCATATACTTACCTAGACATTACAAATGAGGTACTTGCTCGTATGAACGAGGTAGCCCTTACTGCATCTAATTTTACTGCAGCTAGAGGTTTTCAAGTACAATGTCAAAATGCTGTCAACGATGCTATCAACTATATTAATCAACGTGAGTTTGGTTGGCCTTTTACACATGCTACAGAAACACAAACATTAGTAGTGGGACAGACACGTTACACTATCCCTGCTGACACACAGTCAATAGACTATGACACATTTAGAATTAGTAAAGATGATACTCTGGGTGTATCAGGGATTACACTACGTATTTTAGACTACAAAGAATATACACAAAAATATATTGACCAAGAAACTACAGCTGATGTAGGTGCAGTTCCTATCTACGTATTCCGCACACCAGATAATAACTACGGCTTGTACCCGTATCCTGATAAAGCCTATCAATTAAAATATGAATATTATAAAAAACCTACAGCACTATCTGCGGCAACAGATGTACCTACTGTGCCAGAACAATACAGGCAAGTAGTAGTAGATGGAGCAACTGCATACGCTTATCAGTATCGTGGAGAAGCACAACAATACGGCATTAACTTTTCACGATTTGAAGAAGGCATTAAACAGATGCAAACTATTTTGCTTAACCGTGCTGACTATGTTAGGTCTACTTATATTCCTTACTCTCAAAGGTATGGTGCTAGTGTAGCTGGATTTTAGGTGATAAAAAATGGCAGATGAAACTGGCCTCAGTCCTTATTACTTTGCTTGTGAAGGTGGGTTAGTTCTTGACCAGCCTACTTTTAATATGGCACCCGGTATGGCTCTTGAATTACTTAATTTTGAACCTGATATTAGAGGTGGTTATAGAAGAATAGAAGGCTATTTAAAATGGAATCCTAATGTTGTTCCACAAACAGCATCTTCTAATGAACCTGTACTTATGTCTGCATTTTTTAGTGGTAACAATAGTGTTATTGCAGCTAGAGGAACAAGTGTATACAAAGCAGGTACAACAGGTTCATGGACTGCTATTGATACAGGTAGAACAGGTGCAGGTAAATATACACATTATAGATACAATTTAAATGGAACAGAACATATTATTTGGGCTGATGGTGCAAATCATGCTACTAAATACGATGGAACTACTTTAACAGATTTAAATACAACTGGCGCACCTGCAAACCCTAAGTATGTAATAGGATATAAAAACGCTTTCTTTTTTGCTGGGCATAGTAATAACCCTGAAGAACTTATATTTACCGCACCGTTTACAGATAATGACTTTAGCACTGCTAATGGTGCTGGTTCAATACGGGTAGACAGCACAATTACTGGACTATTTCCTTTTCGTAACGAATTATTTATTTTTTGTGAAGAACGTATATTTCGTCTGGTAGGAAATACTATTGCAGATTTTCAAATGCAACCAGTAACTAGAGACATTGGTTGTCTTAATGGTTTTACTATACAAGAACTAGCTGGAGAAATATTATTTTTAGGTAAAGATGGAATACGCACCGTAGCGGCTACCGAAAAAATTAATGATGTTAACTTAGGTGCTATTACTAAACCTATTCAAGAAAGATTTGATAACATACCTGATATTAGTCAATTTGACAGTGTTGTTGTGCCGGGTAAAACTCAGTATAGATTGTTTATGACTAATACAGGTAGGGATACTCAAGCACGAACAAAGGGTATCGTAACTGTACTTAAAGAAAAAGGGTTTGAGTTTTCTGAATTAGAAGGTATTCAACCTGCATGTACTGACTTTTTAACTGTGCAAGGAGAGTCTTATGTTTTGCACGGTGGGTTTGATGGTTACGTATACCGCCAAGAACAAGGAAATACTTTTGATGGTACGCCCATACTAGGTCGTTATCGTTCACCTGATTTAACTATGGGTGACGCTGGTATAAGAAAAACATTTCAGCGTGTAATTATTAACTATTCACCTACAGGTGTTCTTAATTCTGACTTATTTATTAGGTACGACTATGAGTCTCCTAATGTAGCTAGACCAGCCGCTTATCCTTTTGACAGTTCTTCTGTGGTTGCATTGTACGGCACGGGAACATATGGAACAGTTACTTACGGCGGTCAAGCTAATCCACTTATTAGACAACCCATTGAAGGTAGTGGATTTGCAGTTGCAATGCGAGTAGTGGACAACGCTGAATCCTCTGTATACACGCTAAAAGGTTTTCAGTTAGAATTTAATGCAGGAGCAAGAAGATAATGGCAGGATACACTAGACAATCTACATATACAGATGGTGATGTTATTGATGCTGCTGATAGCAATGATGAATTTGACCAGCTACTAGCAGCGTTTAACAACAGTTCTGGTCATAAACATAATGGCACGGCTGCTGAAGGTCCAGTAATCGGATTGATTGGTGACCCCGGTATTACTACTCCTATTAACAAAGTCGTAGTTAGTGATACAAACAATCGCATTGGTGTGTTCGTAGATGTAGGTGGCAGTTCAACAGAACAGATACGCTTTCAAGATGGTGCCATTGTTCCTGTCACAGACAACGACATTGACTTAGGTGCATCCGGCACAGAGTTTAAAGACCTGTTTATTGATGGCACAGCCAATATTGATGCACTTATAGCTGACACTGCTGATATCAATGGAGGTACAATTGATGGCGTCACTATCGGTGGTGCATCAGCGGGTGCGATTACGGCTACCAGCTTGGTGGCTACTACTGCCGATATTAATGGCGGTACAGTAGACGGTGCAGTAATTGGTGGGGCATCTGCCGCTGCCATTACTGGCACAACAATCGTAGCTAACACCAGTATTAATATTGCAGGTGATGGGGCGACTGTCACTGGCATTAAAGATGAAGACGACATGTCTTCCAATAGTGCGACTAAACTCGCCACGCAACAATCCATTAAGGCTTATGTAGATGCCCAAGTCACAGCGCAAGACCTTGACTTCCAAGCAGATAGCGGTGGTGTTCTCTCTATCGACCTTGACAGCGAGACTTTTACGCTTACAGGTGGTACAGGGATTGATACTGCTGGTTCAGGTAACGCTGTTACTTTTGCTATTGACTCAACTGTAGCCACACTTGCTGGAACACAGACACTTACCAATAAGACGCTTACAACGCCCGTCATCTCCTCTATCAGTAACTCAGGTACCATTACCCTACCCACAGGCACAGACACGCTTGTAGGCCGTGCTACGACTGATACACTCACCAATAAAACTCTTACAAGCCCAACTATTACTACTGGCGTACTCAACGGTGCAGTCAGTGGTACATCTATTAAAGATGAAGATAACATGGCTTCAGACAGCGCAAGCCATCTGGCTACACAGCAGTCTATTAAGGCATATGTAGATAGTCAAGTAACTGCACAGGACTTTGATTTTTCTGGTGACAGTGGTGGCGCACAGAGTGTAGACCTTGACAGTCAATCCCTGACATTCACAGGTGGCACAGGTATTGATACAACAGGGTCATCACAGACAATGACCTTTGCTATTGATAGCACGGTAGCTACACTAACAGGGTCACAAACTCTTACAAATAAAACCTTGACAAGTGCTGTGTTGAATAGTACAATAAGTGGAACTTCTATTAAAGATGAAGACAATATGGCATCTAACAGTGCTGACCACTTAGCTACACAACAGTCAATCAAAGCCTACGTAGATACACAAGTAGCTACTGTACCTGTCGGTGACATTACATCTGTAGTTGCTGGCTCTGGTATGACAGGTGGTGGTACATCTGGTGATGTTACACTGAATGTGATTGGTGGTACAGGTATTACTGCTAATGCTGATGATATTGCAATTGACAGCACAGTAACAACACTTACAGGTACACAGACACTTACAAATAAAACCCTGACTAGCCCCACTATTAATGGTGGCTCACTGTCAAGCACAGTCACGGGTACTACGCAATCTGCTGGCACAAGCAATACAACAATTGCTACAACAGCCTTTGCTGTCACAGAAGCTAACAATGCCGCTGTAGCAATGGCGATTGCACTTGGATAATATGCTTGACAAATCAGTATGATTGTGGTATAATTATACATAATTGGAGAAATAAATGGCAAACTCATTTAAACTGGTGACAGACACTGGAGTAGGCACTTCCGCTGCCACAGTTCATACTGGTGCTGGTTCTACCGAAACAACAATCATTGGCATGTCGATTGCTAACATCCACACCTCACAGATTGAGGTAGATGTACAGCTTGAAAACAATGACGGTGATAATATCTACATTATAAAGGATGCACCTGTACCTGTAGGTAGCAGCCTTGTTGTTGTGGGCGGTGAACAGAAAGTAGTTATGAACGCAAGTGATGTCTTAAAAGTTACGTCAAATGTCGCATCTAGCGCAGACGTTGCTTTGTCTATTCTTGAAATTACGTAAGGAAT